GAAAGGGGATAGAGATTGCAACGTCAATCGCGCGTGCGCGATGAAGGAGCCGCGCGCGAGCGACTAGGAGGAGATACTTCAGCGCACGTAGTCCGCGCGTAGTCGCCATGAACCTCCGATCCTCCGGAGAGGGGAGGGGTGGCGAGCCGTCCACTGGGTGATCAGCATTGGCGGACAATTGGATGACCTCAACGTCCTCCTCCCCCGGATCGGTCAGCAACGGCTGTACGTCTCCAAACAACTCAAAGGTCACGCGCTCAGTATAGCCTCGCTCCAGATTGAGTCGCACGAGGAAGGAGTCAACGTGTATCTGCTGCCGCATAAAGAGAGCGGCCGTGTTATCCTCGACAATGAAGCCGGTCGGAGACTTGTGGAAGGCCCGGTTGCCCATGATTGTGAACTTGGATGACTCGACCTCCCAGTGCTGACCGATCCTCTCCCCTCCCTTCGGCCACGCATCGACCAGGCCTTGCCCGGTATAGCTCTCAATCTTCCGAGGGAAGCGGCCAGCAATCTCAAGGCCCTTGCCGACGAGCTGGGTCCAGTTCACATCAGCTTGCATCTTGACCGAGCGAGCGGCCACATTCGTATAGCTCACGCTGAGCGAGTCATAGAAGAACGACTCACCGACTGCGAGTGTGCTAGCCTCTCCAATTATACAATTGGAGTGAGTGACCGCATGGCTCACGCGATCGATGTGCCAGAGACTTGGCCGTGCCTCAAGCACAGAGTCTGGCTCCAACAAGGCCTCCTCCGTCAGCCACATGGGGTCCCAGTACGGCTCCACCTTGAGGGTATCCGCAAGAGCTGTCTTGGCCGCTTCAAAGTCTGCTGGCTTCGCTAAGAAGACCAGGCGCACGACCTCGTTATGGAGTTGCTGAGGGACGCCGATGAGGCGGCCATAGAACATGGCTGTGATGACGCTGGCTTCGTTCTGAGAGAACCACAGCCAACGCTTACGGCCTGCGTTCAGCAGGCCAATGCGTGGGTTCTTGACATCGACCGTGAGCTGGGCAAACTCTCCTTCTGAGTGTTGGAGCTCGAAGGAGAACACCTGCTCATCCACGACGTTGTGGACGGCAGGATTGAAGGCCACGCCTTCATCCACCCAAGCAAAATAGAAAGTGGTCACTAGACCTCCTCCAGCTCTAGCGTCCACGCGGTCTTAGCAGCGTACTCGTCATGAGTGCTTTGGAAATTGACTATGCGCATCGTCAGTTGTGGGCGATAGAACGTGTATGCTCCATCCACCCGGCTCGAGCCGGAGACGACAGGACGGCCTGCCGATCCTCCCGTCAAGTAGCTCAGCTCAGTCGAGCAATCGACCGTCACCAACATCCCCGGCCACTTGCTGTCGAAGGCCGGAGGGAGCTGGTCACTGCCTGTGATGAGGCTCTTGTATTTCCGGAGTTGTGTGGCGGAGATATCTATCAATGAGCCATTGACGGTGCGGCGCAGCTGGGTTGCCGCCTCGACATGCTCCAAGGTCTGGGTGGCCCCGCGTAGGGACCACGGCGAAGCTCCAAGGCCCGTCAGAACTAGATTGCTCATCGTGTTCCCCCGTACCAGGCTGGCTTACGTCCTGCTTGACGTGCCTGCTGTGCCATGAGGAAAGCTTCCAGGCGACTGGCCGTCTCCTCCGGCGCATACAGGTTCTGGAACGTCTCGCCGCCAAGATGGATGTCAAACGTCTTACCGGGAAGGACCGGGGAGGCGAGATGATCGAGGTTAGGGAAGCGCATCGCGCTATCGACCAACCCGCCCATCGCGAACCTCGGCAGGCCCATCTTCATAGACCGCGCTCCAAGCCTCATGCCATTGATGGCGGAGAGGAAGGAGGCCCCATAGCGTTTCACTGCAGCCGCCCTGATAACAAACTCCCCGGACGAGAGCCAAGCGGGGATGCTATCGGATGTGCCTGTTCCCGGTCCGTAGACTGGGCCGCCGCGCGCGAATTGCGGGCCAAGGCCTCCTCCCCCAGCCGCCGCTCCGCCACCGCTAGGCACGGCTTCTATGGCCCGCTTCGCAGCCTCAGCCGCGCGCACGATCCTCGCCATAGCCTGCTCGATATCGTCGGCCATCTGGTTAACGATCCCGACGACCCGGAAGGCCGCGTTGGCGAATGCCTGAACAAGTATCTGGCCGAATTGCTGGGCACCTTGTTGGACGATTTGCGGAATTTTGGTTGAGATGATAACGCCTATCTCAGCAGCCGCCTTCTCAAAAGGAGCCGCCAGCTGCTTGGCTAGCTTCTCCTGGCTAGCGATCTCCCCGGAGATGTCGATGGCCTTCTGGATGGACTCCTTGATGACCTGAGCAGCGGCAATGATACCATTCGTGGTCCCAGTGAAGACGTTAGCGATAGCTGCTGCGACGCGACTACCGATGCTCTCAAGGATATTGAAGATGGGGGAGAGGATCGTGGTGGCCGCGCTCGCAATGGCGTTGAACGTCGAAATGGCAGCATTCTGGATACCCTTCCAGATGCCAGAGCCAACCCGCTCAATACCGCGCCAGATGCCGCTCGCAACTCCCTCGACAGCCACCCAGATATCGCTGGCAACCTTTTGGATTTGTGCCCAGGCATCCTGGGCCATCTTCACAGCACCATCCCAGAACGCCTGGGGTATCGCCATCAGGCCGTCCCAGAAATCTGAGACGATCTTCTTGATACCGGCCCACGCATCCCGAGCTATCCGCTGGACACCTTCCCAGAAGTCAGCCGCAACGAGCAAAAACCCGTCCCATATCCCGGCCACCATCGTCTTGATCTTGGTGAAGGCTTCGCGCGCGAATGCCGTCACTTCCTTCCAGTAGACGGCTATGAGGGCGATGCCCGCGATCAAGACTGCGGGCCAGCCGATGATGGCCGCAATGAGACCCAACACAATGCGCAAAGCTCCTCCAGCGATAACGCCGAACCTCGTGAAGAATGTCGCCGCCGCAGACGCGGCTCCACCCATTGCCTTCACCTTCTCAAGTACAGAAGAGACGGCGGTGATAAGTCCGCTCGCAGGCTTCGCCAGAAAGATTAGCTTGAGGCCATTGTTCACGACCTTGAGGATTGAAATGAAGAGGCCAAAGAGTGACATGATGACGCCGATGCCGGCACCGAGGAGCCGGAAGGCTCCAGTCACCTTACCCAAGACGAGAACGAAAAGGAGCGCACCGCCGGTAAGTTCTGTGCCGAAGACCAGGTTAATGACCTTGGCGACTTGGTCAGCCGCAGACCTCACTGCGTTGAACGCAGGGATGAGGATGTTGCTGAAGAGGGCCTTGACAAATTTGAAGGTGCTGAGGATTGCATCCCGGAGGCCGATCAGGAATTTGTGCTGCTCTGCGACTTGATCCTCATTGATGAACTTGAAGTTGCCAGCCTGATCGCGCGCGCCGACGAAAGCACCGATCACACTCTTGAGGAACGTGCCAATATCGCTCGCAAGAGCAGCTAGGTTATTCTTGATGTCAATACGGCTGTCCTTTAATGACTGAAGGACAGCCTCCAAGGGTCCAGTGAGAGCGTTGGCGAGCGCGACTGAGAAGTCAGTCTTAAGTTGTGAGACGCCGAGCTGAATGGTATCGACCAGGTCATTGAACTTCTCTGCGACCTCAGAGTTGGTTGAGTCGAGTGCGGTGCCGATCCCTAGGTCTTCTAGGTCTTTGCGCACCTTGGCGATGCCCGCGCGACCCTGGTTCAGAAATGGAATCAGCTTGGGGCCAATCCTCTCACCAAACAACTTAACCGCCAGTGCGGTCTTCTCTGCTCCGTCCGGAAGGCTCTTGAAGTGATCCGCGATATCATCGAGCAGGTCCACGAGTGGACGGCCTTGATCGCGCGCGCGGCGCGCCATAATGCCGATCTGGCCCAGAGCCTCGACAACTGGATCAATCTCCTTGCCCAACTGCTTCTGCTGCTGGGTGAAGATTTGGATCATCTGCTTGAGATTGTCCTCGGTAACAAGGACTGCGCGACGCACACCCTTCTCGATGAATGTGAAGAACTCCCCCACGACTGGCGTAGTGTCGCGGAACACACCCATGGCGCGCCGCTTCAATTCCTCAAAATTCTCGGCAGTGACAAGGACCGCGCGCGTGGCACCCTTATCGATGAAAGAGAAAAATTGCCCAATGACCGGGAGTGCGCCCTTGAAGTTGTCTGTAGCACCATTGATAGCAAGCTGTATCTTCGTCAGGGCCTTGGCAAACGTCTCACTCTCCACTCCGGCTAGTTTCGAGATGGCGGCTAGACGATTGTACTCCGGAACCGCCAAGCCAACGCGCTGCGCGGTCTCAGACGCTTTCTCTGAAGCATCAAGAGAGCTTTTGACTAGCTTGACGAGACCTGCTGTGGCGAGAGCAACGGCGCCAGTGAGGATGGCTGTCTGCTTTGCGGCCTTGGAGAAGGCTGTCGTGAAAGCTGCGCTCGCAGTCGAGACGTTCCCCATGGTCTGACGGAGCAGGTTTAAGCTATGATTGAACTGCCCCATCGGGCCTTCCTGAGCCCGCACTGCCTCCTGGAGCTTACGGAACGCAGCTGTGCCCACCGCGCCAAGCGTAGCAAGTTCACGTTCTATCTCTTTGCCACCATCGAGCGCGATGCGCTGAACGATGGTTTGCCTTCCGCGCGTAGCCATTTCAGTCCACCTTCAGATTAGCAAAGTAGTTGGCGGCCAACTCCTGCGTTGCGATAGCGACCGCGCGCTGGAGGGAAAACTTCTGCGGGATTTTGACAACAGGGACGCCAATGAAGATCACCATGCTCTTGGTACGCTTGTGCTTGCGGCCGACCTCGACATTGGCGACAAGCATCGGTGTTGAAGTGCCATGTGTCGAGCGGAGAGGAGCCACGCCGCGCGTAAAGTTTCGCGGTGTCAGTTTCCCTCCTCCGACGCCACGGCCCCAACGCCGCTTGGCCTCGCTAGTCGGGAGCCACATGAGCGGTTGGCCCCTGATCGTGGCTCCCGTCTCGAACACCCCAGCATAGGGTATCTTGTGCCACATCCAGATTGCGCCGCTCGCCGTCACCTTCTTGCGACGCGGGTGAAGATCGACACGAAGGGTATTCTGCCAGCGAATGCCGAACCCTCCCCCACCTATCGCCGCGCGCGCGTTACGCTTGAGGGTGTTGGATGTCTGGACTAGGCTCGCGCGCGAGGCATCAACAATGATTCCATACTTGGCGCGGAAGGCTTCCTCAAACTGGCCTCTGATCGAGGCGACCACGAGCTTCATCTCTGTAAATCCCGAAACTGCTTCTTCAGCTCTTTGGGGTCACCACGCGCAGCGAGGGTATTGAGCGCCAGCTGGTTGGCACTCTCACGCTTGATACGGGAGGAGGCTAGGGAGATGAATGCCACCAGCTGGCGCGGGCTGTATCCCCAGACGACCTCCGGGGAATGCCCACGGGCAATTAGCTCCTCTACTGCGGAGGCGAGCTCACTGCTGGGGCTGCGTCGGCGTGACCGTTGGCCGCTGCTCCGACGCTGCTCAAGTTGATTGAGGAGCCTAACCTTGTCAGGCGATCCACGAAAGGGCCAAACCCGCCAGGCATCGTCACCTCAAGGATAGCACCGATCAAATCAGCTTGCGCTTCTATCGGGAGACGGGAGGCTGCGGCCTCGTGTTGCTCGTCTCCCGGATGGCCACAGCCTGCGGCGATGATTGCGGGGACGATATCCCCGCTCAACGCCATGAGGCCAGGCACATCAACATCCTTCCCGCCAAGCATATCTGCGAGTTGCGGGAACCTCGTCATGAGCGTCACTATGCCTTTGGTCGACACGCCCATCACTTCAATCTGAACGCCTAATACTGGAACAGTCTTCGCTGCTGGAGCGATATCTAGGAGGCTCGCCATGTCTAGTCTCCGGACTCAGGTGCTCAGAAAACTGGAGCGTTGCCGCTGAGCAACCAACAACGCTCCAGCCAGTTTGAGGCCGCCTCGGGGGAGAGGGTCAGGCCCCAGGCCTGCCGTACAAGGCAGGTTTCAAACCTAGATATTCTTCAAGTTGCCGAAGGCTGCACCTGCCGCATCTGCGATAGCGATGAACCTCCAGTGTGCGGTGCCGTCTGTGATGTCATCGAGGAACGTGCTCGGCCCACCGGAGCCTGCCGACGTGCCGGCAGTTATACACTCGTATATCTTCGTTGGTGTTGCGTTCTTGCGGATATCCCCGACAACATAGGCCGTGGTCGGTGCCCAGGCGAGCGGCGCGAGCGAGTTCACCTGACCCGTTAGCTCCAATGATCCCCATTCATCCGAGATCAAATTGATGGCCGAGCCAGGGATGAACGACACCGACAAGAGGTGAAGTTGGAACTTGGTTCCCACGTCGTTGGTGCCGACAAACTTGAGCTGGCCCGTGACCTCGGAGTTATTGAAGATGTCGATGTGCTTCGTGCCACCATCAATGGTGATATTGCCGAGGAAGGCGACAGCGAGGTTGTCAGTGGTCCACTCCTCAAGGACCACGCGGACCTGGCCTGCTTTACTGATGATGATCGAGCGGTCCTTGCTCTTCACGCCGCTGCGCGAGGAGAAGTGGTCCAGCTTCTCAATCTCCGGCTGCCACTCAAACTCAGGGACGTTGCCCACGTCCCTGAATGTGGTCTCTGTTGGCGCCTTCTTAAAGCTGACGATGCCTTTGCCGATATAATAGTCTGCGACGCCCATGGTGAGGCTCCTTTTGCGCTAGTGCCTTGCCCAAGGGCTATGGGGCTAGGTCAGATGGACGCAACAGATAGGTAAAGGCGATGCGCACCACCATTGATCCCTCGATGCGCCGCCCCTCCTCCAGAGCTGAGTGGCACCCTTCATAGACAATCTCATCGTCAAGGAGCAGATCCTTGAGCGTAGTGTCAAAGAGGAGCGCATTGAGTATCTTGACACGGAGAGCGTTCAACTGCGAGCCCACGCCCTCGGTCGCGCCTAGCAAAATCCAAATCTCGGGACCTAGGGTGACGCGTCGGAAGAACTGCGCATGGCGCGTAGCGTCCTGGGGCGAAGCCTCCTCATCCCCGTCAAAGAGGAGGAAGCAAGGACGTTGAGACTCGGGAACGTCCGTGCGGTTGCGGTGGGCCTTGACGCCGACTTGAACGGTGCCGAGTGTCACCAGTATCCGGGCCAGGATTTGTTCGCGCTTGTCGATCATGGAGCTTCCACGAGTATGAGCCACAGCTCCCCATCAGCCTCTCCTCCGGGAGATGGCTTGGGGTAATAGCTCCGGACTTTCCAGGAACCTCCGGAGATATCGACCAGGGCGTCCATGAGATCATCAGGCGCCAGATCAACAGTCGCTAGATCGGCCATGCGAAGGATCGCTGCGGGCCGCACAGTTTGAATGCCGATATCTCCCTCAGTCTGGACATCAACTCCAGCGGTCTTGTCGAGGCCGCGAATGATGTAGACCTCGTTGCCCGGAGGAGGGAGGACAAACGTCATGTCCACGCCCAACGTTCGATACACCGGGCCGTAGAGGAGGTTTGTATAGTTGATCGGCATCAGAGCCGTCCCCAGACAAAGATTTGACCAGCGGTCAAGTTGCCGCCCGCAGAGTTGTTGATGCGCAGCGCGTTCAGACCATTCGCTTGCGGGATGAGCAAGGCCCCGAGCGTTGTGTTGAGGTTACGGCGTGAAGCAACCTTGGGAACTGTCGGCATGTTCCAATTCGGGAACCAGACGTGTCCCCCGCGCGCTGTCGTAGCAGCAGTGATATGAAGACTGGCTGCGGCCAAATTGGCTTGTGACCCATCGTTGCCGCTGACCTCCTTGTAATCGCCTGACGCTGTGAGCCAGCTGGAGCCATTGTTAATACTCACCTGCGCCTGCAGCAAACCGGAGTTAGCGGTGGTGATGTTACGCAGCAGAGCATTCAGCTCGCTATAGGCACCCAAGTTGAGGAAATCGCGCTCTGTGATGTTCACTGAGAACGTCCAGCTGTCGATCAGCACCCATGGATTAGGCATCAGGGCTTCCCCAATATGTAAATGGTCCCGCCGGTGAAGTTGGCGCTGGCTCCATTGAAGACGCGCAAGGCATTCAGCGCTGCGTTGTTCGCGACCATGAATTGGGTCAAGCCTTCATTGCCTGAAATGATAAAGGCTTGCTTCCATTTGCCTACTAAATTCCACCACGGGAACCAGAGCACTGACGACAATGGGGAGCCTGCGACGTTGGTCAACGCTATCTGGGTCCGGTCAGTAAGCGGGTGGGCGCCTGTAGTCCCGAGCAGCTTATAGTCTCCTGACGCTGTGAGCCAGCTGGAGCCACCGTCAATGCTCGCCTGCACAAGGCACGTTTGCGCGATGGCGCAAGTGCGCGCATTGATGACCAGCATCAATTCCGAGTACGAGCCTAGCCCAGCAAAGTCCGCATTGGCAATGCCACTAGGAGACATGGTGGCTACACTTGCGAAACCAGCCATGGTCCCTACCTCCCGAACACGTGTGCTGCGCCACCCGTCAGATTGGCAGCGGATATTGTCGTCAAGCGGATGGCATTGAGCGCGCTCGCCACTGGAATGATGTAGGCCCAAACAGGCTGAACATCGAGCCAGGCAAATTTGGGTGAGGCCAAGTTGAAGTTCTGGATGTGGACAATAGAGGAGCGCGCGGCTGTCTGCGAGGCAGTGTTGGTGTCGATCCTGGTGTCATTTGTCTCCACGCCGGTTGTGACGATGAATTTGTAGTCCCCGCTCGCGCTGAGGAAATTCGCGCCATTGTCTGAGCTCACCCTCAGCATGAGCCGCGTCGCAATAGAAGTCAGCACACCGTCCATGTGCACCAGCAACTCATTGTAGTTGCCCAAATTGAGAAAGTCCTTTTGGGCAATGTCTCCTGCGTGCACCCAACTCTCAACGAGCGTCCACCCCTCAGTCGCGATCAAGCTGCCAAATCGTCGCGGATGAAGACTGCTGATGCCCAGTTTACCAAGCCGCTGCATCCGCGTGCCCTTTCGCATCAAGCCTGAATGACTGCGACCTTGTGGCCAACCTCAAGCCAAAACTGCAGCCGCTCTCCCGTGAGCATTTTGCGACCGGAGCCTGCCACTGCCACGGGAGTAAGGCCAATCATGACCCAGCAATCGGCTCCGGCTAGGAGCGAGGCTATGCGGCGCTGAGCGGTAGCGACTGCTGTTGTGGCGACCGAGGAGCCACCAATGACCTCCACCTCAGTCTCGATGTCTGCGCCCTTTTCAAGCGGAACGATCTGGTTGCGCGGAGGATCGCTCAACGCGCCGGTGTAGGTGATGATGAGATCAGCCATTGTGGAGCTCCGGGAGAGTTAGTCCCTGGCTAGACAGGCACGTGTCCAGCCAGGGCCTTGCAGGAAGCAATACGCGAACCTACGCAGACAACTAGGTTCCGCTCAACCGGAGACGGCCAATAGCGGTAGGGTTGGCCGCTATGGCTACTGCCGTGCCGCGCAGGGTGTTGCCTGCGGAGACGGTTGTGAACAACTTGGCGGCATTATCCCAGTAGATCAGGTCACCAACGGCCCAGGCCTGCGCACTGACCTTCTTAACGTCAAAGACACCACGCGTGCGGATTTGGGCCTTGGGATCGGCGTTGGCGTAGGTGGAGATGGCGATGCCGAACAGCTGGGCGCCGACCAGCATTCCGTCTCCGGAGGTTACAGCGTAGGGAGCGGTGACGGGCCCAACCACATCACCTTCAGCAACGAAGCCCTTCATGGTCTATCCTTTCGAGAGTGGAGAGAATTTGAATTGGTCAGGGGAGAGGAAGGTGGGACCAGCGGCAGCTGGGTGTGTCTTCCTCTCCCCATCACTCCGGCTATTAGGCGCCGGCATTCTTGTACACGCCGCGATGATCGAAGACTTGGACGCCCGCATCCTGGCGGACCTTCATCTCCACGCCATCAACGTTCCAGCCGTCCCTCTGCTCCAGCACCGGAGTCTGAACGCCATTGAGGTAAGCGACCTCGATGGTGTCGATGGTGTTGGGGTTGGCGGCCAAGTACCAGGCTGTGGCCGAGTGCGTCGACAAGCGCGCATCGGAGATGACCTGTGCGAGGCCACGAACATGGTTGGGTACACGTTGTGTCTGGGCCGGGGAGAACTCGCTAGTCATCAACACATTGGCGGTCCCCTGCAACTCGACAGGAACCAAGAAGAACGCGGGCCGGATATTGAGGCCTCCGGTCGCATGGCTGTCTGGGTCCTTCTGGAGAGCCATCGCCGTCCGTCCCGCGTCCACGGTCGTGACTGTCGGAGCCGCGCCAGCGCCAGCGAGGTTCGCATGCTGCGAGGAGAAGAGAGCGAACCCGTCGGCCATGTTGGCGTTGGCGGTGAGGATCGCATACACCAAGTTGCCGATGGTCCGCTTCGCGGCGCGACCCATGCGCTGCGGTATCTTGGTGAAGGAGGAGAGATCATCATTGATGATCGCCTGCCTTGTGATCGCGAACATCTTGCCATAGGTAGCCAGCACGATGTTGACGCCACGGTCGCTCATGGTGGCGAACGTATACTCAGCGCCTTCCGCGACCTCGGTCAGAGCCGGAAACAACCCCAGGTCCACCCTCTTGCTGATCTTGAAGTCGGTGAGGGTGCCGGTGCTGGTCCAGAGGCCAAACGTCTCCTCAGCCTCCTCGTGGCCCTTCAACATCGCCTTATTGGCGACATCCGCCAACAAGTTGGCGAAGTCCGATGTGGTATGCTGGCCAGCGTACATCGTCGGACGGAATGCGCGCGCGACCATCTCCATGGGGTCATTCGGAACGGCCTGACCGTTATGCTGGAGGGTAATGCGCGCCATCTCCCGGAGGGTAAGGCCGGAGAACTCGTTACGCGCGCCACCAGGCAGGTTGGCCTTCATCAGCAACGAGAGGCCCATACCCATGAGAGCCTTCTGGCGCGCGTCCTGCCCCTGCTCGACGCGAGAGGGAGCCTGTGGCTGATTGGGCTGCTCGCCATGGAGCCTGGCGAAGATCATGTCAATCGCCGTAGCCATGACGCCATTCGAGGCCATCACAATCTCGTTGGTATCCGCGAGCGAGAGACGAGCAGCAGTACAACGAGCGAGGATCGCACGCGTCTCATCGACTTGGCCCGGAGCCTGGATGGCGATCGGAGCCGGAGCGGGAGCGGGAGCCGGAGGAGTAGGCGCCAGCGCCGGCGGCACAACCTCTTGGGCAGCAACGACAACCGGAGGAACCGGAGCGGTGATGGGGGCAGGGCTAGCTGCCGCAACTGGCTTAACCATGGTCTGTCCTTTCAGGAGGGTTGGTGGCAGCTCACGCTGGCCGGAACTCATCAAATACGCGGGCGCACTCCGATACAAACTGTAATCAAACTGCGAAGGAGCGGCGGCAAAAGCGGCCGCATCCTGGGTGATCTCTTCTTTGGAGTCAGCGAGGCCGACCTCAATGGCCTCATCGGCACTCAGCCACGTCTCCGCCAGCATCATCTGACGGAACTGCTTGGCGTTCTTGTCGCCGTGGCGCGCGTAGATGTCGGCCATCTGGTTGCCGAGCCGGTCTAGAAGCGTGGCCGTCTCGG